ACCTATCCCAACCCTGATCTTGGTTGAACAGCAGTCCCGTGACCATGGTTCCTCCGTAATCCACACCCAACATCACCTGGTCCAGTTCGTTGCCCGGCATTCCGGTACCTGGTGTGTAGAATCCCTTGGTCCTATCCGCCGCCGTCAGTCCGGTCTCGTCACCGTATACCTTGTACACGCTTCCGATGTTGTCATCAAAATCGGTGGTCGAAGTGAATGCGTTCGTTACCTTGTATAATTGGTTCTTGTGTCTCAGCAGATCGTTGTAGGCGTAGCTCGTGCTCGCCGCCCAATCAACTACCCTTGAGGTGCTTGACACCCTGTCAAACTTGATTGTGGTGTTGAAGTCCCTGACCAGATCGTTGTTTAAATTAGCATATGCCTTGGCAGTGTCCGTTGGCGTTGATCCATCTGTCCTACCACCCGATATCACAACCGTCGGTGTTGCGGTGTAGTTCGCACCTATGCCTGTGACTGTGATCCTCGTGACCGCTCCATCCCTTATGGTGGCCGTCGCTGTGGCCGCCGTCGTGTTTGGAGTCACGTACATCTTGAACGTGCCTGACTTGGTGCTCTGTGCTTCGCTAGTGGACGCAGTTGGTCCATAGAACGCTCCCGAGTAACCGTCGAACGTGTATGATTTGGTCGTGCCCGCACCACCATTCTGAGAGTCGTATATCTCGGCCTGTTTCTGACTTGTGAACAGTGGATAGTAGTATCCGAACGACCCTGATGTAGCACCCGACGTGCTCGTGGCCTGTATCTGGAATGGTCCCGTTGATCCCACCGTACCTCCCACTATGGTCACCGTTGGAGTGACTTGATACCCTGAACCACCGTGTGTCACAGTTATTGACTGAACATACTTCTTGTGGTAATCGTACCACATCTGCCATGGGTACTGTGTGAGCTTGTCAGTGTCGGAGAAGACATTCAGTGATCTTGTCTTGCCCGTGGCATCATCGTAGAAAGGTGGGTTGTCAAAATCTGTAAACACACCGTCTTGTGTATCTGTACCGGTGTAGCCTAATTTGTATTCCCTAAGTTTGGTGTGGAAAGGTTTGACCTCATTAATGTAACTCTCTATCCAACTGTCCGTGCCTGCTGTGTAAGTCTTTCTTTGATCTAAAGGTCTTACAGAGTTCTTGGCATTGATGAATGATGTCTTGAACATCCAGTCCACGTAGGTCTGATCTGACAATACCTTCCTCAGTCCTGTAAAGAAAAGCGTGTTGTATTCAACTGCCAGGTCGTTTATGAATAGATCATCTCGCAGTGCCGTTAATATTTTTCTAGTCTCTATGCTAGGCTCCTGGTCAAAGAAGTTGTCATCGAAATTGTCTCCTCCGGCAAATCCGGTTGCATCTTGCGAGTAGTCGTAAAGTTTATTAGATAACAATATTGTTCCGTTTTCGGTTCCTACATTTTCCCATCCTGTGGATGTTCTCATGAATATTTTCCATCCACCTGTGTCCGCATTTGTAACTTTGACGTGCTTACCTATGTCAAGTTCCAAAGTATCCAACTCGTATTGATAAGTGATCTGTTTGTCTATGGTTGTGTTTTCATCGTGTGTCATGTCACCGTCTGTCTTATACCAATCTGTGTAACTCCAGTATGCTGAAGTATTATAAGTCTGTATCTTGGTCCTCGACCACTCAGTACCATCCCAAGTGTATATGGCCCAGAAATTGTTAGCGGTCTCGTCTGCCCGTACAAGGTATCTGACCGTCCCTGACAGATCTCCAGTGTTGATGTAAGTCAGTTCTGCATAGGTGTCTACCGTCGCGTCCCACTCCAAGCTCTGTGCGGTAGGTTCTGGATCTTTTGCATCTAGATTTTTTAGGTTTATCTGTCCAACCAATTGGTTCTTTTTCAGCACAGAATTAGCGTAATCTATTATTTCCTTTAACGCGTCAAATCGATTTACATACCAGCTCTGTCTAGGTCTGACACTGTTACCATACCTCTCATTAACTGGAAGTTCCGCATCTGGAACTAGATCACCGGCTGAATTCTTACCTATCAATGAATCCCACCAACGTGTCTCTATCTGCTGTCCGGGTCTGTACTCCTTGTCACCCTCTCTGGCCAATTTCCAAACGCTGTGAGCATCACCCTCGAATGCATTGGTCCGTATGTCAATGTTTAACACAATATCACTGTTTATAAGATCAGAGATATTGTTGATCACTAACTTGTTGGTGTCAGTTATAGAATAGTATTTTGTGTCGAACCTGCTTGGGTCAGTGATAAGGTTAGTTATAAATGCCGTAGAGTTCTTCCTGTTCGCCACACTGTTGCTTGGTATAGTTGATTTGTTACGTACCCAATAGTAGTAATAGTTCACGAAAGTGTCTAATCTAGAGTTATACTTCTGTATCACCGTGTACTGTGAATCATCGGCATTAGCGGCGATTCCAGTTATACCTTCCGAGATCCCTTGCTGTGTACCAGACCTTGTGTTCCATCGACTCGGCAATAAAGTCGATTCAGTCCACTCGTATATGTCTATGGATGAACCAGGAAACGTTTTACCCCAGTTGTTGACCTTATATTCCTGTGTGTCCTGTTCATACCAAACCCATTTGACTTTTGAAAGGTCCCACCATACTTCTCCCACATGTTCCATACCCCATGGTGTCTTAGTGTTGGCATTGATTCCTACATTATAAGTGGCCGGATCCCACGTGGTCTTGATATCGATCTCCCTGTCTGCCACCCCGAGTATCCTGCCCTTGACAGGATCATACAGATCATAGAAATCCCTGATCTGCTTGGTCTTCCTATTGAAGTCGAAGACCTGTCCTAGTTTGTCTATATCCAACAAAGGGGTTTCTGTGACTAGATTTTTCCATGCGTACTCTCCGCGGACAGTGGTATCATAACATGTCACCGTACCGTCGTTCGATATTTTCGTACTGCCATCCGAAGAAGTGTTACCCTCATCTGCTGGGGCTCCCACGAAAACCGTCTCGTCTATCATACAAACACCATGACCGAAGTTGTCGTTCTCCGAAACAGTGGCGGTATTAAGTCTATCATCGATGATGAACTTGGTGTTGTACATGGTTGCTGTGTATGCCGCACCTGAACCTGTATTGATATCTACTATCGTTGTGTCCTGTAAATCAAACGTTGTTTCACCTAAATCAAACTTTATCTCGCGAGCATTGGCAAAATTTTCCGCCCCTATCACCAAACGTGTTCCTGCTTGATTTATGTCCAAGCTGGTTCCGAATTTCATGTTGTCCTGTGTGTCGGGAGCATTTATGGTCTGTTGTAGTGTAAACGTGTTCGTTGATCCATCGGCGTTCCACTTGTAGTAGTATATTGCTCCACCGTCTGTTTGATCCGTGCTGTCAACACCAGGTGCTCCTATGATCAGCGTTGTACCATCCTTGCTCATTGCCAATGATTCGCCAAAAGCAGTGTTATTGGTTGAGCCGTCGCTGGTTACACCTGTTATGGTCTGTGCTAGAGCGAACGAATTCTGTGTGCTTCCATCGTTGCTCTGCGATGTTCTTACGAATATCTCTACCTTGCCCGCGTTGCCTGGTGCTACTGAGCTTACTGCCAGTATGTCACCATTATCGTTGGCGGCTAATCTGTGTCCGAATCTCTGTCCTGACCCACCCGCTGGTGCTTCTAAAGTGTAGTCCTGTGTCCAGGTGTCATACGTGGATCCATCCAGACCGATACCCCAGGTGTACATGTACACCCTTCCTGTGTCATTGTTGTGTCCTGGTGCAGTCACGAACAAATACTTTTGACCTGTGTTTCTTATCGATGCCGTGGTAGGTTCAGAAATTTTGTGTGCCCACCCGAAGTTTATGTTTTCGTTGGCTGTGGATCCGTCGGTGGGAGGAGTAATTGTGTCCAGTATTCCATACTTGAATGTGTTCGGATCCCACACATAAATTTTCAATAGTCCCACGTCCTGTTGTCTTGTACTGCCGTCCTGATCTAGCAGGTTGGCATAAGGTGCTCCAGCAATCACAAAGTTTTCGTCTGTACTGATAGACAATGATTCTCCCAATCTGCTAGTGTTGTCATCGCCCTCCGTCATTGTGTTTGTGGACTGCGTAGTGAACAGCGTACCAGCGTCATGAGACACTCTAAAGAAGAAATGTATTTCTCCCTGATTCTTTCCTGGTGCAGAGACAATCAAAGTTCTGCCATCATTACGTGACACAATCCTGTGCCCGAATTCCTGATCGGTTGTCAGTGTGTCTGGAGAAAGGACAGGTCTGATGGTGTAAGGATCTTGTTTCTCATACACGCGCCACAGCCCGGTGCTGTCTGCATCCGCAAACACTTTGTCACCCTCGCGTCCGATACTATCGTCTTTGTCCATGTATTGAGAATACCTCAGTAGATCATTCACATTGTCCATAGAAGACAATCTCACCGACACGAACTTGTAAACGTTTCCATAACTATCCGCCGTTGACCCGTCATCAAGTGAGGGCAGAAACGCCGTGTTGCCGTCATAATTTATAATCACTGTCTTGTAATCCGGCGTACTCAAGACCTGAAACACCCTGTTCAATGATAGTTCCTCACTGTTGCTGATTCCAAAATAATCTGCTTGTGTTGTTGTATTGCCTGCTGTCAACCCGTGAGATCCTGTGAATGTAATTTGTAACTGTGTTGAATCATTGATCAATCTCAACTGTGCTATCTTGATGCCAGCACTGGTAATCCTAAAAACGTCCCAATCCAGATTGCTTTTGTTGGCCACCCACACAAGATCGCTGGCTGTTATTGCGTTCATATCTAGATTCAGTATATCCTCTATGTTGAATGCTGTGTGTTGCACCTGTTCCAATTGTGGATATCCTGCTGTCTTGTACACCTGAGCGGTATCTCTATCTGTCCCCTCCTGGGTATAGTCTAACCTAGCAAAGGTGTTGGCGGCAACATAGTCTACCGGTTTCATGTAAAAGTTTGATTTCGCAACAGCATCTGACCTAGAATATGCCACTGCGTCGTTAGAACCATCTAAAAGCTCTATACTTTGTGGATCTGCTGTGATCTCATTGTCGCGCAGTGTGATCTGAATGCTCTCAACCGAGTCTGTGTTACCAAAACGTCCGGTCCTAATCATCCACTCTGGATACAGGTCCAGTTGTATATCTGATCCCTCGTACTTGGCCTTCAATATCTTGTCTATGGCGTTCTGAGTGCCCTTCTCTCTGATGTAGCCTTGATAGAACTTGTACTGCGATACATCGTTGACGAACAAGTTCTCCAGGTAGTCCCTGCTCTGGTATCCGATCAGCCTCTGTGCCAACTGTTGTTGTGATTCATCAAAATTGTTACTCTCTAGATTATAGAAGTCATTGAACTGTGCTATCTTGTAATCGAAGTTGGGTATCAACTGCGGGGCAGGTTTGTTTTCCTTCATTGTCCAATTGGCATTGTCAAACTTATCCATCGAATTATGATTCGCCTTGGACACATAAAACTTGCCCTGGTGCTCCACCGTGTCTCCTATCCTGTAATCGGTGTTGGCCAACCAGTATGTGACCTGCGCGGCGTCGAAAATGAATCCCGGAGCGTAGTAGTCGCCGTTCCACCCTGCTGTCCTCCAACCCACCAGTTTCAATCTCTGTTGTCTGAATCCAGTGAATGGTTCATATATGATATCTGAGAACACTGTGCTGTTGTCAAATAATAAAACATGTTCTTTCTGAACAGTGTTCAACGCGATGTTGTATAGACCAACACTGTCTGACTTGACGGCTAATTCAAAAATTTTGCCAATACGTTTAGTTGATATTTCGTTAATATCAATTTTCCTTCCTCCAGCATCTAGCAGAGAGTAGTCTCCTGCAAGGTTCCTTAATCTGCCCACTATGGAATTGTTAGTGTCCAGTTCGAATCCGTCAGCGGCTGGTGAAACCGTTATCGCAGAACCTGGTGCCCACTCCTGCGTGGTCCAGAACAGGAACTCCCTGACTGCGTTGGCCCAGTTTAGCGTTTCCTTTAGTTCGTTCGAGAACTTGTTGAACCTAAAACCTTGAGATTCCAACCAGTGCCCATATCCAAACAAGAAGTCTGCCACGTCTTGTATTGTGTCAAACACGTGTCCATAAGGTATGGTCTGTGTGACCTCTTGATAAGTTGCATACTGCTTGACCTGTTGTGATCCTTGTACCGAAAGTGACGTATTTGTTGTCGTATGTATCGGATAGTTGAAATTAAAATAAGGTTTCACTATACTATATCCCAACACCCTGTAACCTCCTAGTAGTGTTGATCCGTCCTGTCCTACACCTGTATTCTTTTCTATCAAAACTCCAGAGTAGTGAAAACTCTCCACAGGATTAGATGTCCTGAACAATATCTTGTAGTTCTCGTCTGGTATGAATTTCGAGCCTGACGTGGATCCCGGAGACACAGAATCCGTAAGTATCTTGATGTTATCCTTGTCAGTGAATCCGCCAAGTTTGTGTGCCAGTTGCACTGATAAATTCTTCATCCTGTCATAATAGAAGGTCTTTGGATCGAGATTTTTAGATATCAAATAGTTAACAATGATTGGTTGGTAACCCGCGGTCTGGTATCTTGTGGTCACTCCGGTATCATTATTAGTCACTGTCTCGAGATGATACTTTGCTGTTGCCAGGGTTTTTCTTATACCTGTTTCTGAGTAAATTTGGTTGCCTGCTATGTTAGTGATCAGTCGTGATGGATCGAATAGGTTACTAAAGAACTTGGCAGGTTTGGTCAGTGCCAATACCTTCATTACAGTAAACGGGTATGAGCTAGATCTCCTCCAAGCCGTCTCTGCCGGTGCCTGATCACCAAACTTCCACACGGCCTGTCTGCCCGGTATATCAAAATTATCCACTAATCCTGCCGCTATAGGATCCAATAAATTTCCAGAAGCATCGACAGGTAGATATGTCCTAATGTCGGACTTGCCGTATCTTCCCGGTTCCGTGGCAATTCTGTTCCACAGTACATCGTTGCCTGAAGTGTATGGTGCTGTGCCGTAAGTGGCGTCCCAATCTGTGGGCTTCTCTGAATACCCTAACATCTCCCACGGCCTGACATGTGGTGCATCTGTGTCGTAGAAGTAGTGATATATACCCCTCCAGTGTCCTGGCAGTGTTTGTTTGTTTAATCTATCTGTAGATCTGGCATAGTTGTAGGTGAAAGGTGATCCTTCTGAGAAAGTGGTGTTGTCTATATACTGTACGTTGTTCCTGCCCGCCCATCTATAGAAGTCAGGTCCCATAATATCATTGATCTCTTGTAGTTTGTACTCTGTTGGAGTGAATGCACTCGGCATCACGTCATGAATGTCCAACAGTGACGGATCATGTGCAGTTTTACAGTTGTTGTATATACGCATCTCCAATTCCAAGATCAAATCATCACGCTCGTCACCATAGGCCTTGATTATAGATCCGTCGTGCCTTCTAATAACAGAGGTACTGGTCAGGTATGTGTTGTCTACGAACGACTCTGGTTTGAACTTTGGATATATTCCTAACTTAGTTGCAGATGGAGGCATGTAACTTCCTGTAGTGTCTGAATAATCTTTGATAACGATCTTGTCACCCTCCGATAGAGTTTTGCTCACACTGATACTATCATCTATGGTACTAAATGTGTAGTCCGTTCCTACCAACAACTGCACACCGTTTAGGTAAACATACACCGCCCTATTACTGAGGACGTTGATGTTATGTTGGGAATCTAAAGCGTATTCTGTTTGGGACGAGCCTTGAACTGTGTAGGATCTCGTACTGACGTTCTCTCCCCATCCTATCATGTCCTCATAGAAGAACGGGAAGGCGCTGTTCTTACCTTGATTGATGGCAGAGATAATCTCATCCACTCTGTCCGCGGCAATGCCTTCATAGGCGGTGCCTGTGGCATATGTCAAGAAAGCGTTGTACCACTTCTCGTACTCCTGACTTACATAGTCTATAGAAGTAGCAATATTGGTTTCTTGATCTATCAGACCGAAGATGGCTGGAAGCAACGGTGCTTCATGTTGATGTATAGTGCCGCCTTTTAATCTAGCGTCTGGAATGTCCCTAAGATTACTACTACCTGGTATTGCGCCTGTGATGTCTTGATTTTTGTCAAATATGTCCCTCACGTGATTCAGTATCTGTCCATAGGTGAATGTACCCAACTGCTGGTTGAGACTGTTGGTTGCCAAGTTCTCTGGTATCTCATATATGCCTTTGTCTAAAATCTTTACAGCACTGCTATGTGCGGCTATCTTGATTTGGTCGTTGACCTTCAACTCGTTATTGAACCTTACATACTTGTTCTTTGTTCCGTTAATCAAAGTGTAATCTGTTGTGAGAGTCTTTCTCGTTCCATTTACCGAAACTGACACAGTCAAATCAGTAAGGGCGGCCGAATTATTGTAAAAATCTATGGGAAACAACTGTTTCTCTGTGTCATCCACTATGAACGTTCTGATCACACGCTGTTGACTTTCGTTAGTCCTCTTTATCCAAGCGCTCCTTGAGTTATGAGTGGTTCTGCCTGTGGTGTAGTGTAGGTGTCCCTCGGCCAGGTTCTTGATTATTGTGTTGTTACCACTCTTGTAGGTGAACGTGCCCGATGTGTGGTCCGACTCAAAAACTATGTCTCCCACATTATTGATGGTGTTGTACTTGACCTTGATGCCCAGCACAGTGTCCACAGTCGCCGTATCCGAAGTGGCATAAGAGAAAACTTTGGCACCTGTAAAAGACGAGTTTGCATAAGTCGTGGTATCTGCAAAACTAATGTGATTGTTATCCCACATTCCAAACAACGGCTGTTGGTTCACTCCTGTCTTCTGCTGTGCCGCAGTCCATGATTCTGTTGTACCGTTGTAATAAAATGTCTTTCCCTGATTGGTCGTCCCAAACTCTATGAAGACGGAATCATTGTCTGCCGGCACTCCGTCCGACGCTTCTGTTAGTGCAATTACCTGTGATGAATCTCCAGCTGTGACAAAATCCACATCATAGATCTTGTTCTTTACTATAGGATCCGTGTCCGCGGCGAATATCACGCGCATACCCTTCGCAAGTGAGAGACCATCCACTATGTATCCTGTCTGTCCTATCACGTTGCTGAATGCATCGGTTGTCACTGTGTCATAAAGTGTTACCGATCTCTTGGCCACAGTGCCGTGATTGTAAAGTGCCAGCCCCGAGTCGAACTCTATAATGGGTCTCTTTGCCCTGTCGTCCTCATTCAGCGTTGGGGCGAATCCTCCCACCCTGGCCGTCTCTTCTATAATCGACCTGTGAAACCACCTGTTGTACCTAGACCATGCATTGTGGTCTCGCGAATCTCTCTTTATGGTTATGTAGTCCTTGGTATCAGGTATGTAATAGGCAAGTGCATATGGACGAGTATCATATGATACCGAATCGTAAAGTATTGTGGTCTCTGTAGCGTAACTCGAAGGGGTGATCAAATCTTCAACATCGGTTAAAGTTATCGACTCTCCCACTCCCTCAACATAGTATTCTCTATTCTGGTATGACGCAGGAACCAGTGTGTTTGTAAATTTTATCTTCATGCCATTGGACAGGTTCAAAGTACGTAGGCTGTAGTTCTTGACCCCAATGATGTCGTCTGCTGGGTTGATCGCCGTGGTTGCTGTGGCGTCCTTGATCTGTAGTATGCCGTACATGGCATCATGGTTGCCACACTGGTAATATAATGTGTCTGGTGCACCAGAAGTAGGTACCGTAAAGGTGACCGTGCCCTTGTCTGTACCGTTGTTAGTTACTCCCGTGTCAAATATAGTCGACGTTGACCCATCAATGGAAACCTTGCTCTTGTAGGGTTCGGTCATTATCCAAAATGGATGTCCCTTTGCATCAACATCGAATTTGTATGTATTACCCCTGTACAGTGTCAGTATAGGGTTCTTCTCGTTCTCCCTGTGTAGGAACTCCCAACCGCTGTTGTCAGAGTAGGCCACTGTTTTGTACTCGACCACCGCCGATGGACCGACCGAATCTATCTCAATCGAGCTGGGGCCTTCTGGAATCCAGTAGTATTCTCTGTAGTTTATCAACTTGTCGTAGTCTATGGCCGGGTTCCAACTGTACACGGTCTCCTTGTTGAGCCTGTCGTGATTGTTGACCTTTCCTCCCAGGTACCGGATCTGGTTGATGTAGTCATCATATGTGCCCGTGAATTTGACCTGATCCTCTGGGTTGACCGAAGTAGTGTCCCTGTCTGTATATGTTACCGCTGGCTCTAACTGGTATGCGAATCTGTCCCTGCTGGTCGCTCCAATGTACCTGTCAGTTACCTGTCTGGTGTAGGCGTCCTGTCTTCCGATATAACCGTCTATTCTCTCCAGTGAACCCTTTTGTACTAGTGGATCTAATGTGCTAGAAAAGAAACGCTGATTAGTATCGGTCCTGTAGAATGCCGGAAGGTGTTGTACAGTACGTCTGTATTCATTGTCGCCTTGTTTTACGACTTCGTTGTTGGTCAGTGCGTTGATTGGATCGTCGGCCATTAGTATCCTGCCCCACTACTGCCGGTTGTTGAACCGGAACCTGTTGTAGTAGAGCCTGATACCGCTGATCCTGTCGTCGTATTTGTCGTGGCAGTTGATGTTGATGTTACAACAGTACCGGACGCCGCGAGTTGGTTGGCTCCCAAAGCACTTATTATTGTGACATCATCAACGGTGGCCCCACTGATGAAAATCTCATCTGCCGCTGAGTTAATCTGGAACAGAGACCCAAAACTCTGTCCTGATTGATTTGGCACGATCACCGCTGTCAGTAGATCTGGTGCCAATTGATTGTGTATGTAGGCGGCAAGTTCTGTAAAATAAAATGTGTCGCCGAAATCCCAGTTGTCCAGTGCGAAGAATTCGTTTATCGCGGCAATGACTCTGGTCTTTATAACGGCATCTGTAACATTAGTTTTCAAGTTCTTCACAACCTTAAAGGTTGCTTGTAATTCTTCATCGGCATTCTTTCCGAATAAAATCTTGTACTTGACAGGGTGATATATGATCTGGTCTGAAAGGGATTTTAAGGGATTCAATATACCTGAGTAATTGATCCTTAGTTGGTCTGCTGTAGAAGTGGCAGGTCGACTCCCACCGTCCTGTAGCCAGATCCTGAAAAGGTTGTCATATGTTCTTTCTAGTAGGTACACATCCACTATGTTGGACACGCTAGGATCAATCCTGGTCTCCTGTCCTGCATTGTGCTTGTACTGGAAACTGATGGACTCCCTGCCCTTCCTCGCTAGGTAATCCGTTGTGGCAGTAAGTGTGTTAGTGGTAGAGCTGTATTGTTTGATCACGTCCTCTGTGGTGTCATAAAAGTAAAACAACTGTCCATTGGTGTAGGTTGTTGTATTAAGATTAATATCTGACTCGTTTTGTGTGACTACGAAGTTAGTTGCCGAATATGGTCTGTATCTCTCTATGCTGTCGTAGGATAGGTACTTTTCAAAGAACACAAACTTAGTAGATTCAGACAGTGTTGGTTCGACTATGATATCAAATATTTCTGGATTGTCCACGATACCGTCGTCATCGTCGTCATAGAATCCTACCTTGACTTTCCTATTGTCCTGGAATCCATCCGTTTCGATAACTGTATCTACAACCTGCCAAGTGATCGGGTAGCCCACACTGTTACCTGTCGAAACTATGCTGTTGGTTTTCAATATCTTCACTGTGTCTTTGACACTCTTGCCGGTTCTATAGTCGTATATCCTTTCCGCTGTGTCAAAATGGAATTTGTTTTGGGACAGTGATTCAAAGATGTATTCTAGTTTCCTGTATTGAACCGTGTACGTGTTGCCATCATTAGTAAACTTGAACCACCAGCTGGTGTCGGCGTTGGTTCCTGTAGTCGACCCAGTGTTGGTCAACCCGAACACCGAACTGGTGCTTAGGTTGGTTGATGTTATGACCTTCCATGTTTCTGAGTTTACATCGTATCTCAGTCCGAACTCTTCGTAGGCCTCTATCCTGTCTATAAGATCTGTTTCCAGTGTTGCGGAGAATGATGTGGTGAAATTAGGTATTATAGCGTTGACTACCGAACCTTGTGGAATTATATTGTTAAGTGTTACTGGGCCCACCCCCGACTCCAGATTTCCTAGACCTCCATTAGCACCATCTAAAACTACTGCGCCGATTTTGGCCCATGCCCTATCTTCTGAGTTGTTTGTTGTTGATGTCACTAATTTTCCGTTGAGAAATTTTCTAGTGTCTGGTGAGGTAAATTTTACTAAAGCACCCGGTTTAGCGAACTTCATGTTGGAGGTTGCAAAATCTCCAATTACCAATGCACCACCAGATGTAAAGTAACCCGTGTTGGTATTGGTAGATGTTGTTGTTGAATTCCATGTCGCTGTTAGTGTGCTGACATCTTTGGTTCCGTATTTTAAATAATAGAATTGTCTGGAGTAGGCCTCTTTCAATTTGTTTTCCACAGAACTATCTATGGTCGACTGAATGTCGCTTCTGTTGTTAAAGGCAAATGTAAACTGCTGTAGGGATTCTTCCCTGTATAGTATACCGTCCTCGGCAAACACAGAAACATTGGAGTACGCACCCGTTGGATCTAGTATCTCTTTGGCCCTGGATATCCCGGATGCCGATCTATTTACTGATCGAACTTTGACAATCTCCTGTGATGCCGACAATGGTACTACCTGGTAATCTTCCGCCGTGATCATCCTGTTCTGTGAGTAATAAACTTGTGATGCTTTTTCTTTTATGGAATCATTTGACTCTGTGGCCGCGGCATTGTACACACTGTTCTTGAGACTCATAGTTATAGTCAGTGTCTGTTGTGCACCGTTGGCGTCTGTATATGGAACTGCTAACTGTATGTTCTGCATGTCGGATGTCTGTATAGCATACTTGGCGTTATCACTAGTCCTATAATATATTCTAAATGATCCTAATGGCAGATTTGAAAAGTTACCATCGCCAAAAACTAGGTCCACGGTGTCATTGTTCTTGGTCACGACATTGTAGATGTTCCTTTCCGATCTAGAAAGTGAATTGTATATGGCGTTGTTTCCTGATAATGCCGGTACCTTGGTCCATTGTTCAGAAATCTGTCCAAACTGATCCAACTTATATAACCATACATCCGTATCGTTTATGTTGGGTGTATCAAAATTTTTTACATAATTTGTGATCGCAGTGTCTACTGAAAATTCTTGATTTTGTATGTTTCCCTGTTTGAACAGGAAGAAGAATCCGGTGTTGTTAGAACTGTCACCTGAACCATCTGATCTGTATGTATATGTCAACCCTGTACCCGGTAATGGCGATGATTCATAAATTGTATCTGAATTGTTTATAGTGCTTGGCACAATCTCAAAAACTCTAGATATTCCACCAACAGATTTAGTGAAGTTGAAAATAGGTAGATCTACCTGGTTGGAACTTAATGTGTATACTTCCGTTTTGATTCCACCTATACTCGATGATTCACGTGGACTACCAAACAACTGTCCGGTCTGGTTAGCCGCATTCAATATGCTTGTGAACTGCTCACGGTAATTGCTGTTGGCAGAGTCATTCCATACTATGGTAGAATTCGCTAGATTGGTTCCTGAAGAATCTCTCACATCCTGTGTGGTCGATATCGAATCTATCTTAAGAAGTCCTGTTGCTGGTCGGTTACGCTTGGCGTTGTAGTTGATCAGCCTCGCCAATCTAAGGACGGAGTTCCTCCTCTCCGCGGTCTCTAGGAAGTTCTCCCTGGCGTTGAGATCAACCCTGAATGATAACGCCTGAGCGATATAGGCGATAAGATCTATGAGGGCAACGTACTCAGAACTCTCAACGAAGTCATTGAAATCATCCGGATAGTTCTCCCTGAGGTAGGCCACCATGGTCCTTCTCAGTGTCTCGAAGTCGTATGATTTGAAATCTGCCTGCTGGAAAGCCTGGTAGATCTTGCGCCAATCTTCCGCTACTAGTAATCTGTTCTGTCTGTCTGTTGTGGCCATTGTATATACAACGGTATTTATGTGTTAGGTAATGTGCGTATATTAAGATAGACGCAGAAGTGAGTTCTCGTCGAAGTTGAATCTCAGTTTCTCCGTGATGTTCAAGGGCACATATGTAATGGTGGCCTGTATGGCTATGCCCTTGTCCGCTTCCGTGACCAGTATCTCCTGTGTGCTGATCCTAGGATCAGCGTTGAGATTTGCAGTGACATCTTCCACTATGGCATCTTTTAACGCTTCTGTTAACGGTTCAAAGATGGCGTCATATATTATCGTGCCGAACTCGGGATTCTCTACCCTCTCACCTTTACGAACGGATAGCCTGTTGATCAGGTCCTGCTTGGCAACCTCGAAGTCATACAGTTTGAAGTTCTGCTTGTCCGCACGGCTACTAAAGCCCTTGAAGGTCACCGTCTTGTTTGATGGATTGTTTGATTCGTTGTCGTATGCCATACTGTATATTTACTCCCTAAAATTTGAAGAACTTCCTGACCGCCCCACCAATGTTGCCTATCTTGTCCTTGAGATTGATGCCCACGTTCTGTAGGAAACTCTGACCCAACCTCGAGGCGTCCCTGGCGTTGAAAAGTCCCGCCTTGGTTGCCAGCGTCTTTAACTGGTTCATGCCCACTATCTGTCCTCCCACTACGCTGGAGTACGTCTGCGTAATACTGTTAAGGGTGGATATGGTGGCCGGTATATTGCCCGCTGATAAATTCTTGGTCAGTCCCTGTACTGAGTTGAGTGCGTTGTTGGCCAGATCTATGTTGCCCGAGATTCCCGAAATCGTGTCACTGCCCAGCGTGAACAGTTCTCCTGCTTGGTTGACGAACACATTGTCTTTAAACAGTTCCGTACTCTTGCCCGAGAAAGCCTCCACCACCTGTGACGATAGACTGTTTATGAGATCCTTGGTGGGCGTGTTGAAGTCTATGCCCTTGATCTTCTCTGATATGCTGTCCTTGATGTCGAATGGTAGATTGATTCTATCCGTGATCCCGTATATTTCGTTGTACTTGGTTCCGAATTCGGTCAGTAGTTGTCTCGCCTTGATGGCATTCGTGCTTGATCCCATCTTCTGCTTGACGTACTCCAATGCGTCCGCCTGGTACTGTGCGTCACGTATGGCACTGTTGGTGCTCAACCTATTCTGCATGTTGATGTACTCTGCCGTGCCTGGCGTGCTGGCCAGTCTGTACCACTGCTTCTTGTCGTCCGCATCAATAGGGATGATGCCATCGTTGCCAATGACGCTGGCCCTGAACATGGGCTCGTGTGTGACGAACCTGTGCACCGTGGTCTTGGTCTTCCTAGTGAACTGTTCCAGTGGCTTGATGCCCTTCTGTGCCAGTTCCACATCACCTTCTTCCCTGAGTGTCATGCCCGCGGCATCGGTGGTCAACCATTTGGCCCCCCAGCTCGGACTCGCGCTAGTGGAATTGAAGTGAACCTGTGAACCCGCTAGGTGTGTCTCTCCGCCTGACCCGTGCAGTTGTTGTGCATCGGTGTATGAACTGATGCCTTGTTTGGCGTAGGTCATCACTCCTCCATTTTGCGCAGAACTATAAATTCCTTGATCGCCTAGGTTTAACATAATGTTTGCCGAGTGAGTCATTTCTCCCGCTGAGCTGAATCGCACATTCCCGTTGGCGTGCATGTTGATATTGCTGTCTGAGTGTAGGTTGAAGTCTCCCTCTGTCCTCATGTTTATACCGCCTACCCCTGAGTATAGATCTATCCTGCCGTTGCTCTGCATCTCTATCCATGCATTTCCTGAACCGTTGGCTATGTACACCACACCCTCGGTGTCGTGCATCAACAATTGATGCCCCGAAGCGGTCCTCAATCTTGTCAGTTGGTTCGTTCCATCGACGGCACCGTCATCCATCACGAACGTGTGTCCTGCCGTCCTGGTGACATAGTCGGTTGCTTCTGAATCCTTGGTCCCCACTTTCTGTCTTGTCGTACCTATATCCTTGCGTCCTGGGGTGCTGATACCGAACACCTGGCTAGGGGTCTCCCTCCTGGCCGAGGATGATGTGTTACCCCTCACGTTGTCTGTGGACAATCCCTGTTTGAGTAATGTGTCAGCGAATGGGTGTATGGGTTTGTTGATGATGTTGTAGTTGGTGGCGTTCAATCCTGGGTTGGTTCTGTTGACCTCTCCCGCTGGCAACGATGTCGATCCGTACTGGCTCTTCTTGTCCACGTCGGAACTGAACTGCCCGGCGGCGCCGCCACTGCTCTTGTCCCAGGTCTTCTCACTGGCCGCTATGCCCGGCACCATGTGGTTGGTCATGGGCTCCTGCACACAACCTATCCAGAACGCCTGGTCCATCTTGCCCTCCGCGAATATCACCAGCACCCTCGTGCCTATGTCGGGCGGTACCGCCCAGAAACCATAACTGTGTTGGCTGTGTTCGTACTTGGTGGATCCCGGTAGGTTGTACCTCACGTCCTTGGCGCCATAGAAAGGCGACAGGTATTCACACGTGATCAGATTGCCACTGATGGGGTCATTGGTCTTGCTGAGTCCAGGTATGTTGACCTGCAGTCGGCCCATCCTCAATGGATCGATATTGTTCTTGACCACACCTATGTATGGTCCGGCGTTCTCTCCCGACCAGGCGGTGTCATTGCCTGGTGCCTTTGATGTTGACGCGTGTCCCTTTAAATAATCCCTGCCTGCCATTAGTCTGCTGTCATATCCTGACTTCTGTTGTTCCAAATATTCTCGTTTTCACGAGCAATCTGCATTGGGTTTTTTACATTAGTTATTACACCGTTTTTCTTGGTGATTTTTTCATTGGCGGTCTTGGTGACCTTCTGGTCCTGGTTGTTGAAACGCACCATGGTCAGATTCTGTGTGAACTTGCCGTCCGCGAAACTGTGTTCGACCTGGGTGACCTTGTACAGGCCCGAGAACACCGCCCGCTGTGCCGAGGATATCTCATAGATGCCCGTCCTGTCGTTCAGGTCCTGTGGTGTCTTGAACGTGAGGTTGGTCACGGGTTCCGCCACGTCGTAGTTGAAACATTTAAGTTTGGGGTTCCAGATGTTGTCCTTCACCCCGCCCCTGAAGAAGTCGATGTTGTTGTCCCTGCTACTGCCGTTGGAGTTCTGTGGGGTGGCTGGTATGAACTGGCTCTGTCCCAACCAAGCGGGATCGCCCAGTATCTCCATCCTGATCACCACCATGTCCGCCAATGGATTGGTTATGGCGTCGAAGAACTGGTCAACCCTGGCGTCACCCTTGGCTGTCCTGCCACCTTTGCTTGTCTGATACAAGGATACTTCGCTCTTGAGAGGTAGGTACTGATCGGTCCTCCATTTTTCCCTGTTGCTAGGGGTTCCTGTGTCCTCTGTCACTGGTTCGTTGAGGGAAACGAAGGTACTGCTTTCACTGGCCTCTAGATCCTTGAGGCGTGACTGGTAGTAGGCCACCTTGTAGTTGATGTCCAGGTTCTGTATGTCCACGTTCTCGCCCGTGAATATGTAGTTGTAGGCCTTGGCCACGTATGTCTGGTAATTCTTGTCCTGGTGTATGCCGGCGGTGGCCAGGTTGTAGGCGCTGATGTAGTAGGGCTCGACCACAATGTGTATGATCTTGGCGTTGGTCTGGCGTATCTCGTCAAAGTTGGTGGTTGGCTCAACGCTGGTGCGTATCCTGAAATACTTGAAGTAGGTGGACAGACCACTGTTTGGTTCGAACCTGCCTGATCCACGGTTAGCAACCGCTGTGCTCCATTCGTCGAAGCTCTTGGCGCCATAGTCGGGATGGGTCTTCATCAGGTTCTCCAGTAGCATCAGTATGCTCACAGATGACGAGAACTTCATGAACTCCATCGTGAACGCTTCCTCACCCACTTCTTGCAGTGTGTTCTGTTGCACCAGGAAGGCCTCGCCTTTTTCCTTTGCCCCCACCTGCGATATCAATTCATACGAGAGTTGTGCTCCGGGGTTTAAGTCCTCGCTGATCGAGATGTCGTACTGGTCGGGGAACTGGTTGTATCTCCTGTCCCGTTCATCCTTGTTCTGCTCATTGAGAATGTTCTGTAGATCCTGCACCGCGTCTTTGAATGACCTGTTCGTGGATTTCAGTGTACCGCTGGTCCTGGGGTACATGAAGTTGTTGGTGAACCCGAACTCGTTGTAGGGTATGGCCTGGATGGTGTAGTATGACCCGGCCTGGTTCACGTCGATGTCCATGGTGATCAACTTGATGGGTATCACGCGCTTGATGAAATCGGTGTTCTCCTTGACGGGCTGGCCGTTCTCATCATAGCCCTTGAACTCTATGGTCAGCATGTAGGGTGCGTCCAGGTGGTCCAGGAAGCCGTTGTTGGCCGCGGCCGCCTTGATTTTCTCCAGCAGGGTTATGCCGGCGGGTTCCACCAGTTCCATCCTGATGTTGGTCACGCTGGTGAGTCGTCGCTTGTCGTTCAGTCCGGGTATGGAGGTCATCTCCACGTTCTTGAAATAGAGATCGTTGTTTTTGTAGAATTCCGTGGTGCTCCTGTTCAGGGCGTCTCGCAACCCGGCGCTCTTCATGATGGTCTCCTTGGTGTCTTCCGTGAACCGCTCGCGCTCTCCGGGTGGTCTTTCGTTCCTGTTGGCGGCGGCGCCTATGCCACCACTCCGTGCTATGATGTCGTGTGGTGCGCCCTGGAAGAACTGCTTGGGATTGCGAATCTCCTGTTGGCTCAACGCCGACAGCGTGAACAGTGTGTTGTAGGACGCGAACTTGTGT